ACCTGTGTTGTGTGCACTTGCTCCTGCTGCTTCTGTTTCAACATCTGCGAGCAACATTCTATTCATGAACTCTTTATGCTGAACTGCCATATACAATCTGAGTGAGCCTAAGCCTCCCCAAATATCGTCTTTACTGTGAGTTGCGAGCCATTCCATAACTTCAGATGCACTGAATGGCAACTGAGCAGTTTTTGGTCTAACATCGATCTCTTGTAAAGTAGGCTTTACGGTTTCAGCAATATTTCCACCTTCAGCAGTACCACCTAGTACAGTATTACCATTGGTTGTATTCAAAGTTGGTTTGGCAGTAATTGCCCTCCAACCAGATTTGTCCCAAGGAACTTTTGGTAAGATACCAAAAGCATTTGCTTCTAGGTTGAGTTGAGCCCATGCATATGCACCAAATATAGCGTTAAAAACGCCAGATGTTGATGTAGTTACTGGGGCATCAGCTTTTCTGATTAGGTTTCTATTCTGTCCATAATAGAGTGCCTCTAGTTCGTCAATAGTTCTGATTTGAACCATTAGAACCATGCCTCCTCATTTGTAGGAGTGTAGTAATCACCTTTCAAAATCTTTTGTGCTACAACGGATAATCCGTCGAAACCTTCTTCTCTTGCGTCTTTTAGAACCATATTCAATTCTTGTGTAGATTTGTTTACAGTTTCTAAAGATGTAGTTGGACGTGGAGTCTCAGTTGTGAATTCAAAGTTAGTTTTCTCAGCTTTCTCTTGCATAACAAGTTCTTCTGGGTCTGACTCTGTTTCATCACCATCTGCATCTAATTCTGCTTGCACAGAGTTAGATTGGTATGTATCTGGGACTTTAACTGTTTCACCAATTCCTTCATCATCTGAAGTATTTGGGAAATCTAGTTGTGTCTTTGGTTCCTCTTCTAGAGCCTTTGTAAGTCTCTCGTCGAGTGCAATTAGGGATTCTGATTGTGCTTTAACGTGTTCTGTCAAAGTAGAAAGTGTCTCAATCAAAGTTTCATCAAAAGATTTTTTAGAATCTTCTGCTTCTTCTTCTTCTTGTTTTTCTTCCTTGTCGTCGCTTTTTGCGATTTCTTCGATAGCCATGTTATTATAGATTCTTGTATATAAGGGCTTATAAAGATTATGTAAGATTTATATTAGTTTAATTTCTTGGTGCTTTACCTCTAGGTTTACGTGGATTTTCTTCACCGTGGATTTTTCTATCTCCTGATATTGAACCTTCAGGGATACTTAATGCATTAGGACGTTTTGCATGTCTTGTTGTTTTATCACCTCTTATTCTCTCTTTATAAGATTCTATTTGATTAGCTGCTATTCCATCTTTTTCCCATACAGCTAAATCTGCATCTCTGGAGGAGGGTGTAGCATTTGCAATATCTGATGGTGATTTTTCATCCCATATTTCTCTCCTTGTTTTCTCAAATTTTGTTTCTTTTTTAGGTAATGAACCTTTAATCTTCTTTAATTGTTGTATTTGTGCGTGTTTTACAAGTGAATTGTTAATTGCTTTGATTTTTTTAGTATATATTGTAATTTTGATATTTGCTGCTCCTTTATCTTCGGCTCTTTCAGGTTTTTCTTGAACAATATTAATATCATTGGTTTCTCCACTTCCTTGAAAATGTGGATCTAATCCTCCTCTTATACCTCCAACTTGGTTTGCAGTTGTATCGGCTTTCAATTTACGTCCTGATGATGCTTCTCTGCCTACATTTTGATTATATGTGGATGTTATATCTCCGTTTGAATCAGAATGATCTCTTCTTTTTAATTCATCGTCTTCTTTCTCTTCATCCTCTTTTTCTCGTTTATCTTTATCATCTTCTGTAGCACCTTGACCACCTAATTTGTCATTTCCATTTTCTGTTTGATATCCTGATTTATCAACTTCGTCTTTATGTACAAATGAGCCTACAATTTTCTCAGCAGATTCTCTTGATTTACCTTCTTTTATTAATGCTTGTACCTTTTCTTCAAATGTTTGTGATTCGTTTAGGTTTGCTTTATTTTCAACTTTTGTATTGTCTAATTGAAATTGATCTCTTGTTAGTGGTGCATCCTCTTCATAATCCTCAGTTGCATCAAAAGGTGTATCTGTATTCACAACACCGTACTTTCCATGTTCAATATCAGATTTTTCTACAAAACATCCCATATTGGTACATCTAATAACCATTTTACCGTCATCTCTTACTTCAGAATTAAAACTAGCCTTTGCAATAGGATTATAATCTGTAATCACAGCCATTGGAACTGCTGGATCTTTACATACTGCAACCTCATAGTGTTCCAAATTGGATAAGGCATATGCCATAGAACCATCTTTCATCTTCATTGGTGTTCGGTTAGAACGAGTTGCCCCACCAAATGATAGTCCTTTGTATTCCTTATTTTTGATTTTATCCCAAATAACATTATCTAATTCGTAATTTTTGTAAATTTTACCTGTAATTTTAATTGCAGGTAAATCTTCACCATGTTCATTTTTAACAATAGTTTTAGAATAATTAATACCTTTTCCTATGATACGATTTGAATGTGTATCACTAATTGGTGCTCCTCTATCCATCCAAATTGGTAACACCTTGTATAATTCATCAACAATAGTAACTTCCCCTTGTTTATCTTTCATTTGAACAGTTAATAATCCTTCAAAATATCTCTCATCAGAATTGATTGATTGCATACTTTTTAGAGATGTAGTGAGTTGGTTAAATTGAATTACTTCTCCCATATATAAAACATCGCTTCCATACTAATAAAGATTATTATGGGAAAAAATAGTAGAAAATCCTAGTATTTATACTAAGATTTGTTTTGATCGCCTTTTGATTTTCTAAAGTGGTATTGAATTACGAGTACAACAATAATTGTCATAGTCGATAAAATTCCTGCTAGGCTTTCAACAGAATCTAGGATTACTCCTAGTCTTGTTTCTCCTTCTGGAACCACTTCTAACAAGCCCATAAACAATGTGAATGACCACATTGCAACATATCCCAATACTACGATAAATGCCAAGATGTTGTTTATGGTAATTCTATCTATAATATTATTCATTAAATATTGACAAATTACAAAGTATTTAAGCCTTACTTATCATTTCTTAACAATTCTTTAACTAGGTCATTTAACTCTGAATTATTAATTTCATCTGGGTGTAACCTGTTTGACTGCCTATCAACAGCTTTTGCCAAAATTATCAGGGTTCTTCGCAGTTGTCTAACTGTTTCACATAAATCCTTTTGAGTTGCACTCATTTTCCTGAAAAATGTATACAAACCTGTGCCTATACCTAGTATTGCAGCAATTAACAAAGCTTCAGATACAGAATTAAAACCCATTTCCATACCTGCTATTATATTTAAATATATTTATAATTTATGCAGGAATTAAATAATTCAGTTCAATTAGGTGTGGTATGAGTTCAGGATTTTCATTAATAAACCCAATAAAATCATCATTAGGTACATCTGTTTTAACATTATATTTACCACATTGATAACATATTTCTAAATCCATTTTAAATCCTACATATCGGTATATCTTACCCTCACATACACATTTTTCTTTAACTGTTTCTATCCCTTTTTTATTACCAAACAATAAATTATCATCGTTTGGTTTATTAATAAGTATTGTCTAATAAAATTATGGCTTCATCTATATATGTTTTTGATGATATGAAAACATTTGATCATTTTTACAAGGGATATACTGACCAACTGACAAGAAGAGTAAAAATTGTTGATATGTATATACAGGACAAAGATAAACTATATGTTGTAACAAACACAAACACAACAAAAGAAAGACCTAGAATTGGAAAGTCACTTGTTCATTTCAGAAATGGTGATATAGGCGAGTATAAAAATGATGGAACACGACTAATAACACATGATAAGATAAAATTTAACAGAAAGAAAATGCAGTTGGAATTCTTTCCAAGATTTCTAAGAAAACCATTATTGAAATGGAGAGTTGACAGGTACTTGGATGCAGTATTTAGAAATGAAAATAAACAAATAGACTACGATCATAGATATTATGACTTTGAGACAGACAGAATAATTTTTATTTTGAAAAATGATGAATGATTTACTGTCTATAAGATTTGGTTCCGTTGTTCATTATTTGTTTCCAGTCCTTACCGTGTTTTTTCCTCATTGATTGCCAGAACGGATCAGCACCATGCATGCCACCTTTTTTATTATATTCTTTCATATGATTTGCAGTTCTTCTATGACATTTCTTGCATAACCTACAATTTATTCGTTCCATGTTAAATTTGTAAACTCCACAAAAATGACACATTCCATAATAAATAGGTTTTATTGAAACAAGTAAAGGTTCTCTACCTTTCTTACCAGCACAGTCTCCACAAATATCAGCTACCAATGCACCAACTACATTGTTACCAAAGCAACCAAAACATAGTCCTTCTTTATAATTATTTACGGCTGTATATTCATTTTTTTGGTGTATATCAACAATTTTATTTCCTATGTCAGTGCCACCACTATCTAAATTAAGTTTAGTAGCCATGATCCTTGTTTATATTAATCATTTTCTTTAAACAATCTTGTAAACATATAAATGTATCTTCACATTTGAATATATCTTTTACTTTAATCAAATCATCTATTGTTTTATCAATACGATCTATTTCAAGTTTGGCTTTTGTAATTTTAGTTTTTTTGGTTTTGGATTTTTTTTCAATTTTTTTCAAAGCTCTCTCAACAAGTTCCTTAGTTATTGGTTTTGTTCCATGTACTTTACAGGAATCATCACACTTATGATTTCTCTTCGTCATCTTCCCACCTTTTCATATCTGCAAACTCATTCTTTACTATGTTGCGACATTCTCTTACTGTCATTCTTGTAGACTTTCTTAATTTTTCAACTGTCTTTGTCTTGTTCCAGTTAAAGTCTATTGCTGATTGTAATGTTTTCTTTACCACATCAAAGTTGTCTGGTGTAATTCCTGTTGGGAAATTTTTCTGCGACATTGAAGTACCACTTCCTGAACTTGGATGTCCTTGTGCAACACCTCCTTCATCGGATGGTCTTGTTTGTAATGGTTGTCCAGAAAAGTTTTGTCTGTTCTCTTCTGGTGCAGCAGTGCCTCTACCTCTACCCATTTGTAATTCATCCATAGGTGTTGGTATCTGGTTAGTTTTGAATTCTCCTTCAGCAGTTCTCTCTACATCAAATCCCATTTGCTGTAACATTGCCATGTTTTCAATTTCAACTCCATCTCTTTGAAGTTCTGAGAGTTTGTCATTTTCTTCTCCTGCTTCTAGTTTAAGATCCCAATCATCAACACCCATTAATTCTGTAAATTTCTTAAAGAATGATTTGAATAATACATCTTGTCCCCATTTAACAGCTCTGTTTGTAATTGTAACTTGTAATCCTTCTTGTGACCATCCACCTACCATTTCACCATAGTATAACGGAAGCACACCATAGACAGCTCCAATGATTTGTCTTAGTTCTTTTCTTACTTCAATGAATTGTAACTCTTGTAATGTTCCAGTAAAGTCTAACCATTGTGCCATATTCTGTCCACCCTTATCTGATTCAACCATAAGTGGGTGTATCATGTATGGGTCTTCTGTAGCCTTTTGTTCAAGTGCATCCCATGACTTTCTAAATGTCTCATAGTTACGGGAGGCAACTACAAGTAATCCTCTTGGTGGTCTCATCTTGTCAAAGTATTTTCTTACATATTCATCCATATGAGATAAAGCCATAGCCTTACTCCATACTGCAAATATAGGAGAAAATCCATAAATCAAGGCTGGTCTGTATTTTCCTGCTTTCCATATTACTTCACCTTCAGCATAAATTACTCTTTTAGGATGTGGTACACCTATGGAATAAACTGAGTTAACTTCAAGTATTGCCTTTAATGCCTTTGCATTACATTTATCACATCTGTCATGATAAAGTCTTGCATCCCTATGCTCGAATCTAGGACAAACATATATCTTCTGTCTCTTGTCATCATAACCAATTCTACCATCAGAGTCAGCAATCATAGCTACCTGAGGTGGGTCTATTCTTATCAGTTCCTTGATCTCAGTTTTAGTCTGATCAATTTCACCAGTAACATCATCAATAAAATAATTCTTTAACATAAGCAAGTAAGCATTATCTGCAATTTCTAAATCTCTTTCTAATTGTCTAGCAACATCTTCCAAATTTTGGGCGTTTCCATTAACAGGGTTATTAACTAAATCTTCCAATATCTTACGGTGTTCAGGTACAGGACTTCTCAAATCATAAC